TGATATATTCTCCTAGTTAAATTCCACATAGTCTCTAGGCCGTCGACTATACTGCGTCTATGCAGAATATTAATTTATGTATAGTGTCTTTTTTATATATGATTTTTAAATAGAGTGCAAGAGATCCTTATAGGAAAGTGCGATTTCAGCGATGTAGCTTTGTGACTTAAGTAGCTACAGAAACTTGTGGAGCAGAGTTTTCAACTTTATTCTCTAAGTGAGCAATCCGAGCTTCTTCAAGCTTTATGTCGGTAATGACCTTTCTAATCGTATGATCAATAAGGGTCATATTAAGAGTATATCTGTTATTATCCAGATGCTCCTGTTGCCACTTCAACTCCAAGGACCGTTTTTGTTTGTACAGGTCTTGTATCATCAATAACCTCCTCATAAGTTATTCGATTCGATCCCGGATGATAACTATCTCCGAGATACTCCCACACTATACTGTTTTCTCCCAACTTGTCAAGTACTGCTTTTTCTACATTTTCAGCAGTATCTAACTCATGCTCAATGTTAAATTTTGCATGATGATTGTAGGCCCAGATATTGATAGAAGTTCTTTTCATTTACACACCTTGTTATAGTTAAAAAAAGGGCCGTTTTGAGGCGGCCCTTTAAATTATTTATTACGCGCCGGGAGTTCCGAAAACGCCTCTTGGATCAGAAAATCCATAAACGTATCTTTCTCTAGCTTTGTATCTAACATTACCAGTATCGAAGTCACCTTCCATAGTAGTTTTGATAGGGGATCTACTAAAATGTTTCATCCCATTTGGTACATCTGTTTTAATGAAAAATGCATCAGTATCAACTAGGTAATGGTTTACAGTATATCCTTCTGGAACCATTCCCATGTTTTTGATTGCATTGATATCATTATCAGCTGTGCCAGTTCTACCTTGCGATTTCATCAGTCTATCAGCTGTAAATTGTAAGTTAGAAGGAATTACTAATTTCATTCCTCTAGCTGCAATTTTTAAGCCTCTTTCGTCTGTGAAAGCTGCGATGTCAATTAACGATTGTTCTAATGAAGTTTCATTAAGATCTGAGTTAGTTGCCAATCTATTAGAAAAAGTTCCTGATAGAGTTGGGTGTGCTGTACTCAATAGAGAAACACCGTCACCACCTGCGTAGTTTGCGTCGAACGCGTTGTTCAACACTGCTGCGCCTTTGATGTTTCTAGTGCTCGCCATAGATCTTGCTAAAGCTTTTGTATATCTAGACGCAAGTCTGTCATACAAGTTATCCTCAATCGCTTCTTCAGTGATTGCGAACGCTAAAGCGATCGTTTCATTAGTGTATCTCGCAGTGAAAGTTTCTTGTGCGTCGTCAAATGCTACACCCTGACCTTCAGGTTTAACTGCTGCATTTCCGAAACCAGATAGCATCACTTCTTCTTCAAACGCTCTGTCTGAAGATTCCGTATCAAATATCTCTTTTGTTTCATCTGCGTATTGTCTGTATTCAAGTCCGAATAGTGCATTCAAACCTGGTTCCAACTCCTTAACGAGTTGTGCTCTTGATATTGCCATGTTTATTTTCTCCTATTCAGATTAATTAAATAAAGCTGATGCTTTATCGATTAGTACAACAACATCGGAACCACCAACGGTCTGATCTTTTTGATCAGGTACATTAGCAGATCGTATTAAAGTTAGTGCGCTAGTTGCAGCTGCTGCTGTAGTAACGTCTAATCTTTCGTCTGACATTCCGCTTATTCCTGTTCCTCCATTGCTACCTGTATTGAACGTCGTTCCTACATCCGCTTGAGTCCATGCATCGTTCGCTCTGATATGATATTCCTGGTTAGGATTATCCATTACAAAAGCTGCAACGCCTGCTGAACCTGTGTTGTAGTCTGTCGTTACTGTCGTCCCATTATCAAATGAGTTCGCCCAAGTAGGTTTTGATGTTGATCCTGCTACATAAAAAGCGCCGTTAAAGACACCCACTAGTAAAGGACTTGTTGCATTCGTCCAAACTGCTCCACCTACAACACCATCATCGGTTAGTGCATATGTAGCATCTTGAATATAACCTAATTGTCCAGCAACTGCACCTGCTCCAGAATTTATAGAAACGGTGTCGCCTTTGAAAAAGGTCTTAGACACAACTGCTGAACCAGCCGTTGCACCTTCGCCTAATATCTGGTATTCGGATTGACCAGATGTTGCTGGAGTACTTCCAACAGTCATCACGGCTCTTAATCCATAACCAGCTGTACTTGTATTAGCCATAGTTATTTTCCTTTTTTTTGTACCTGCCCCGAAAGGCCTCCAGTACGTTAATTTAATTTGTTGGAACTAGAAATTACTAAATAATTATTTCTTTGTACCACCAAAAGTTACACGAGTCTGCCTCTCTTGATTGATCGGCATACTTGGGTGTTGTTCCTTCATTAAATCGTTACTAATTGCTTCATCCCGATCCATATTTTGTCTTTTAAAATATGCTTCACGAGACTGCGCGATTTCTTCAGATATCCTAGCCAACACTAGGCCTCCCACTCCGATAACTCCTGCATATTTCCCTTCGGTCATAACTGGATATTCAGTTCCAGGATATTCGTCAGCTCTCACTAACTCCCATCCTTCTCTTAGTTTACCGGCAACGTTTTTAGTGTCGTCAAAACCAAGAACTTCTGTTCTTATCCATCTGTGTCTGAACCCATGAGGCGCAGGTGGTGCATCGAGTGAATTGGGTGGAGTCCACGTAGTTTTTTTCTTTTCTTTTTCTCTCGTAGAACTCGCACGTGAAGTTTTTATTTTTTCATTTTCCATAAACTTATTGTCCTTCCGTGATGTTTAATTGTTTCGCATAGTCTTCTAGCGGCACACCTAATCTTTTAGCAATTGCTACTTGTGACGGTGAGAGTTTCACAATTTTTCTGCGTCCTGTTGTGGCTGAACGTGTGGCCGAGGCTACATTCTGAGCAGGTCTTGCTCTTTTTGTAGTATTTGATTCTATCTTATCAAATTTATGGGGGAATTCAAGTCTTATTCTTGCATCAACTTCCTCATAATATTCATCAGATTTAGGATCGAATCCTTCTTCTTCTACAAGCTTTTTATGTATATCAAAAGCCGTATAAGTCATTGCAGAGTCATTACCAAACCAACCATTTCGTGAAGCCCATTGTTCGGCTCTCGGATCAGATGGTTGTTGTGCTGGTTGTCTTTGAGGGTTAATATTTACTTCTCTTTCACGAGGAGTAACATCTTTCTCAGCAATTTTTAAAGAATTTAATCTAGCATTTTCTACAGATAACGTAGCTAACTGTTCTTGTGCTGCGATTTGTGCATTTACATCTTGAGATTCAATAGCATTTTTTAAAGCTAATTTAGCTGCTGCTAAACTAGTTGTAACTCTGCTTTCAAATTCAGATACATAAGATTTATCTAATTTAGATAATTTCCTTTCTGCTTGATCTTTTTGTTGCTTAATAGTTTGAGCATAATGGACAGCTTCTTCTCTTTGTCTTTCTGCTTCTCTCATTTTACGAGTTAACTTAGCAATACGTTTTTGAACGCCATCACTATAATCTTTTAACTCATCTTTTTCTTCAGGTTTGGCTTCTTCTTTTACTTCTTCTTTTACTTCTTCTTCAGGTACCTGTTCAACCTCTACTTTCTCTTCTACAACTTCCTCTTGTTTTACCGGTTCTCCTTTTTCATCTAAATTAATATCAGCGCCGGTCGTTTCACCAACGTCAATTAATTCTTCTGATGCTCTTATATCTTCTGGCATAGTATCCTTCCTATGTTGTTAAATTAAATGAAGAAGAGATTCAGGATCTTTAACAGTTCCTAAAACTTCATCATCGTTAAGTATACGCACTTCTCCACCTTCTATTGGTAATCTTGAACCCGCATAACGAGCAAAGATAACCCAATCTTTTAATTTACACCAAGGTTCATTAAATTTATCTTTATCCTTGTATGCTAAATCTCCCATCTTTAAAACATAACCACATGTTGTTGCGATTCTTGCTCTATCTAATGTTTCTTGGGAAAATAATATTCCACCTTTTGTTTTAGTTTTAGGGGTGAAAGGTAAGACTAAAATTCTATAACCAGAAGGTTCTGGTAGTTCATCAACAGTTTCACTTCCAATATTTTCTGGAGATAAAGGTTCTGTTTCGGGTGGTAAGTTTTTTTTCTCTTCTTCGTATTTTTCTTCAAGCGCCAGTTTAATTTTTGGTGCTTCTGTTTTTTCCGTTGTTTTTTCCGGTGATGTCGATAATGTTTCCTGGCTCATTTTTTTGCTCCTTAGGGTTTAGCAGGTTAGAGATTTCCTGTAATGTTAATTGTATGGCATGTGCCTGTCCTACTAGATACTTATATTTCTCCATGTTGTCAACCCCTCCAGCTAGGATTGAATCACCTATATGTTGTAATCTGTCTTTTAAAGCTGTTTGTATTTTACTAATTACGTTTATTTCGTCCATTATTTCTCCTCTTCCTTTAGTTACTTAAAATTTTTCCACAATCTTGGCATACAAACTTTTGTCTGTCAACCTTGCTTTTTACTTTGTTTATACATTTACATTTTTTACCAAAGATTTTATGTACAAGTTTAGTATATATAGTTCTAACAATTTCTATTGGCCAATTTAATATTTTTTTTATCATGCTTTTCTTTTTGCAGCCATCTTTTTAAAAGTTTTAGCTAAAGCTTTCGCTCTACCTGTACAGCCCGGCTTAGTTATAGGTGTACACTTTCCTTTAGTACCCCTACTCTTAATAGACTTATTGGCAGCTTGAATCCAGTTATTAGCCATTAAGATTTATTTGTGAGTGCTCTACCATAACCGCCTTTAGCAATTCCACAACCTTTAACCTTACCACCATGTGCATAACCTTTAACCTTACCACCAGCTTTATAACCTCTTTTAATTTCACCAACGACTCTTCTTTTTTCTGCTCGTCTATTTGGATTCATTTTTTCAGAATCAATTCTTCCTACTTCTTCTAATAAATTATCTCTTCCCGAGTTCATTATTTACTTGATCCTCTAGATTCGTCTCTTCTAGATTTAAAGCTTTGTGTCTTTGTAGACTCTTTGCCATCTCTTTCACCTAAAGATTCGTCAAGTCTATCATTAGCTCCTTGTTTTGTAGAACTTCCAGATTTCGCGTATGGAAATCTAACATTTGATCTTACGCCATTTTGTCTCATAATATTTTCTCCTTGTTACTTTCCTTTTATCAGATGTGTTGCCTTAAGTCCATAGACAGATGCAATTACTCCAACAAAAATTGTTTGGTACCATAATGGTAAATTTCCAAAGTGTAGAAAGAATAACTCCATTTTCTCCATATGTACAGGATTATCTGACCAAACAGACCATCCCAACATTACGATCGGGACCGAAAGTAAAAGCAAAATAAATTCGTCTTTCCAGTCTGATTGTCTAGATTCTAAAAGTTTACCCTGGTAAGCTTCCTCACCGCTGGCCATTTTAGATGCGTGCATTAACTGAGCATCAGACATAGCCATTTTTGTTTTCTGTTTGTTAGCGTAAATTTTACTACCAGCAGAAACGGCTAATTTAATTGCCGACAACCACATGTTAGTACCAAGTAGCTTTTACAGGTTTTTTATCCGCTCTCATACGTTTAGTACCTTTAACTATTACTGTTTGAGATTCAGTACCGCTAGTCATTTCAACAGGTTTATTACCTGTTTGATAACCATCTGAACCAACGCCTAATTCTTTTTCAATTTTAACGTCGTCGTTCATAAATCTAGAACCTCTTTGCCAATCTTTATCCATATTTTTCTCCTTATTAATTGATTATACTAATTTTTTTTAAAATTTCTACCAAAATCGAATTTTTTACTTTGAATAGACATTTGTTGCTTTTCTAAACTAGTATCAGCTCTTAAATTTGCTAATTCTTCGTTTTGCTCTAGTTTTTCGTCGTGATGAGTGTCATTCATCATTGCTTTCATCTTATCAACATTAATTCTTTGTTGATTATAGTCATTTCTCTCTTGATCTGCTCTTGATTTAATGTCTAATTCTCTAGATTTTAGTTTAATTAATGGATCACCACCTGCTCCGCTACTAATTTTGTCTTCTTCTTTAGCATAATCCATAGTTAACTCTGCAATTAGAATAGCTTTTCTTGCTTCTATTTGATTTGTAATTTGTTGAATCCTTTGTTGCATTTGCATAGCGTTAGGATCTTGCATTGCTGCAGGATTTTGCATTAACGGTTGTAGTTGTTGTTGAATTTGTTGCATCTCTTGTAATTCTTCTACAAATTCTATTTGAACTTGTTCTTGTGCCATTAAACTAATGTGTTCTAAAATGTTTTTTTGTAAAGACGCCATAGCCATGGGGTTATTTTGAATAATGGAAATAGACATAAAACTTAAATGGGCATCGATGTGTGCTTTGTGGTCTTGTCCACCAAATGCTTGAAAAGGTTTTTGTGACATTGCTGTAATATGTTCTAAAGATGGATCCATCGGAATTGGTTTTGCCGGCGGAGGTAAAATTGCATTAACATTTTTTACTCCTAACGCATCATACATAGATCTATATGCTTGATATAAATTATGCATTTGAGGATTTGATTGCGCTAGTTGTAATTGACTTTGTGCTAAAGAAATTCTTTGTGTTTGAGAAAAGATGTTTGGATCTGCAACGGGCAGAATATCAATCTTATCATCAAAATCTGAAACTTTAATTTGTCTTGACGCTCCTGGTACATCGTATGGATAAACCGGAGGTAAATAAGTTTTAAATACATTTGCTAATAGTTTAAATTCGTTTTTCATACCCACGTATAATCTTTTGTGAATAGCGGACATTACACGAGAACCTCTTTCTAATAATGCTACTGTTGTTCCTACTGCTGCACCTTGATTCCCATCTCCAACTTGCATATCAGCAATCGATGCGAATCTTTGTCCTGCTTCAACAACGACACCCATTAATTGTAATAAAGTTTGATCCGGTCCTTTAAAAGGTAACTGCATAAACTGATCTTTAATATTTCCACCAGGAACATCTACATCTCTAAATTCTCCAGGTTGTAAAGGCTGTGCATCATCTCTCATTCTAACCCCTCTAGTTTTAAAACCAGCGGGTAAATTAGCTAAAGTTCCTGCATCCAATAATTGTCTTAAAGCAACAGTTGCTGTTCTTGATAATCCACCAATCATGTGAATTAAACCTAAACCATAAAAACCTAAACCAGGTAAAAATTTAAAATGAACAAAATAATCTTTTTTATTTTTTAAAGGATCTTGTTCTTCAAAGTTTCTTCTAATAGATAAAATTTCAGAAGTTGCTTCATCAATAGTTACTATATAAGGTAATCTAACTCCAGTAGGTTCATTATCTTCTGGATTAACATCTTCAAAACCCTCAAGATCTAAATTAACATGCATCTCTAAAATTGTGTACATATCTTCTGTACCATTTTGTTGGATACCTTCTAATTCTAATTCTTTTTGTTTTAATTGATCTTGTTGTACTGGCGGTTCTCCCAAATCAATATCTCTATAAAAACCATTGATTTGTTGTTTTCTTAAATCGTTTTGAGAAATTCTTAAGACATGAATAATTGCTTCCGCATCTTCTAATGATGTTGCCGAATAAGGTACAACTAAATCTTCAGCGGGAATAAACTTTGAAACAGCTCTTCCAAGTAAATCATCATAGTAAACTTTTTTAAATGTTGATCCTGATAATGGAAGGTAAAATAACATTTGATCAAACTCAGGTTCATATTCTTTCATCTTATCCATAATTTGATAATTCATGAAATCTTTAACTCTTTTTGATTGCTCTTCTTTCTCAACAGATAAAGTACCTAAAATTTGAGTTCTAACTGGACCATCTGCTGGTAATAATTCTTTATAGGCTTGCGCTTGAAACTGAGTTACAGCTTCTGCTAAAACTGGGTGAGTAACACTTGATGCTCCTCTAAAAGGTTCTGTTCTAGTTACATATTTAAATCCTAAAAGATTTAAACCTTCTCTGTAACTTTCAACCCATTCTTGTCTTGATTGTTTATAATCTTTATATTTTTCCATTAGCTCTGATGCTAATGAACCACTTACTTGTTTATCTAAACCTTCTGCAAGGTTATCAAAATGATCCATACCTTCTGGTACTTCTTTAGCGTTAGGGTCAAAGGCAACTTCTGCTCCACCATCTTCAGTCATATCAATCTCAACAGGACCGTCTGGGGTATCAATTACTTCTGCTTCTTGTATTTCTTCAATATCAATTTCTTCACCTAATTTATTAGGATCAATATTGGGTAATGATTTGTCTATTGTAGCCATAGGGATATTCTATCTTCCTTTAAATAATGTTTCAACACCTGCTTTGTTGTTAGCAGACCTTGGGTTATTTGTCAAACCAATGATTCCGCCATGGGCTTGTTTAGTTCTTGATGTGTTTTTAAGTATCTGTAAAATTTCATCATCCCCTTTTCCAATTTCTTGCATTTTTAAACCTTCTCTCATAGTCTGTTTTACTTCTGCAATTCTTTGGGGATTATCATCAAATAAAATCTGTTTTATTAGGTCATCTGAAATTCCAGGAAATTCTTTTCTTAATTTAGCTGCTTCAGCATTTTTAGTAAAATTTAATTCATCTAAATCAATCATACCTTGACTGATGTCAATTTCTTCAGGTACAAAACCTTGTTTAATATCATCAACACTTAAATCAAAAGATTCTAATTCATCCATTTCATCTCTTGTAATTAATCTGTTATCACCACTTGCTTCTACTTCATCAAGTTTGTTTTGTAAAAATCTTTTTCTACCTTCAGTTTTTTCACCTGCTACAGGATCTAACTTACCTGTTTTATATTGATTATACAGATATTCCATTTCAGAACTATGTTCTTTTAATATAAATTCTAATTCTTCTATAGTTTCATCTCCTGTAACAAAAGTGTTTTCAGAATCATTTAATATTTGTGCATAATAATCATAATCAATAGTACCATCTTCATTGTACTTTCCAGGTTTGCCAAAATTTTTAAATTTATCTCTAGCAATAGCTTTTTCAGGTCTATTTATATTAAAATAATCTGAGATTTCATAATTGTCAAAATATTCAGGTGTGTCTTCTACATTTTTAATAGCGTCATCACCAAATTTACTTTTAATAGCTTTTAATGCTGCTTGTAAAGCTCTGGGAATTCCACCTCTTGCAAGTTCTACTCGACCACCTGATGCAAATTTTCTTTTTTTAAGAAATTCTTCTAAATTTGTAATACCACCTGTAATTCCTTCTTGAACATCTCTACCCGTAGGTCCATATACTTCTTCTCCTTCAAATAATTCAGAAACCGCTTTACCACCGGTAGTTTCATCTGCAGTTGTTACTATCTCACCCATTGATTTTGTACCTGAATCTGCTTCGAACAATACAGTTGTACTTCCAGTGCCTTTATCTACTTCTATTAAAATATCAGCTCTATCTGGATGTTTAAAAGTAACTATTCTATCTGCTTCGCCAACTTGTGTACCTTCATCCATAACTTTTTTAATAACTGAATTAAAAAAATCCATACCCATACTTGTACCTTTAGCAATACCCTCACGAATAGGAGCAGACTTAAATACGTTTAAATATTTTGCTAATGCAGGTGTTGCAGCCAATACGCCAAGGGCTTTTATAAAACTTCGTCTATTCATCGTTATTAAATAAATTGTAAATCATTCCTTCCTCGTTTTGATAATTTTTATATGCATTATAACCTGCTAGTCCTGTTGTTAAAGCTAATCCCGGTAATCCTAAAAATCTTGAAGCTCCTGCAATCATTCTCGGACTCATTCCTAATCTTAAGGCTTTACTAAGCATTCCAGGTTTTGCTTTACCAACATTAGATAAGTTTGTGTAGTTTTTAAAATAATTACCTATACCTGTTGGTGCATCTCTAATTACACCTGCACCTCTAGATAAAGGTTCCATAAAACTTACTCCCAAAGCGGGCCCCAATGGATCCATTAAAATATCAGACATATTTTCGCCTTCTTCTAATCTTTGTTTGCCCAATAGTCCTTCGAATCCTAAAGTCATTGCCGGCGTTCCTAAAGTTGTAAGAATAGGTTTTAGTGCGCCACCAATTCCAACTGCTGATCTAAATTTACCTTTACCACCTGGCAACGGTCCCATGTCCCCAACTCCTCTACGCATTTTATAATTTCTTGGAACTTCGTTAACAGATAAAGCAACAGATGTACCAGCAAGAGTGGTCAGCGGGTTTTCTGTAGCCCATCCTAGTAATGCGTTTTGATCTGTTTTGTCTTCTGTTATAGGATTAACAAAAGATCCTATTTCTGGGTTGTATTGAACTGTTTCTGGTTTTTCAACTATTTGTGGTTGAGTTATTTCACCAGCTGTTGCTGATCCTCCACCAAATAAAGATCCTAAAGCTACTGTGCCGGCAAAAGCAGCAGCTAAAGGAACAAATCTTCCTTTTGATTTTGCAACTACTGTTGGACTAGTTCCTCTTTTAAAAAATTCTTGTAAAAGTATTTTACCTTTTTTAGAATCTACTAATCCTTCATCAACAGCTTCTTTTAAAACTTGTTCTCCTAAATTTGCTTTAATTATTACATCATCTTCACTACCAGTAAAATTATTTAATCTATTAGGAAATTCTATATCACTCATAGGTTTATCTACAAAACCCATTCCTAAACTTTTAATTATTTTTTGATCTCCTTTTAAAACTTCTAAAGTATCTACATTAATTGTAATTGGTTTAATTCTCCCACCTATTCCATCTCCAACTAATTTTCTTATATCATCATTATTTTTGTCTATTAATTTTTTTAAACTTTCCGGAATATCTTCTACATCAAATTTTGAAGCTCTTACTAATAAATTTTTTTGAGTAGTGTATAAAGGTTTTAATTGACGTTCTAAAGTTTTAACTCCTGTTTTAAATTTTGCAATTCCTTCTCTGTTTGATCTATAATAATCTGGACCTAAGTCTGTAGGAGTTAATCTTGCACCAAATCTTGATAATGCTTTAATTTGATCTATGTCTGCTCTATGTCCCATATCAATAGGATAAAACTCACTACCGTCTTTTCTAACAATAGTTTTTAACCCTAAAAATTTTTGAAGGTCTGCTTTAAAAACTCTTAAATGATCTTCATATTTTTTAGAACCCAACCCTTTTAATTTTTTACTTCTTCTTTTTGATATTTTATTTGCTATAACATTTTTAGGATCAGTAGAAGTTCTTGCTGCAACTTCTTCAGATTGTTGACCTTTTTGTAATGTTTTAATTTCTCCATCTTTAACCATATCTTGAGTTAAAGTACCGACTCTATTGCTTGCTGTATCAATAGGTAAATCGGGAAATAATTTAGTTGCTAAAGATGCTCTTGAAAGTTTTCCATAATTATCTTTTAAAAGTTTTCTTAAATCTTTATCTTTACGATATGAAACGTTAGGAGTTAGTTGAGAATAAGTTGTGTTATTTTTGTTTAATAAATGTCTTACAGTATCAATATCTGCGTCGTATGAAGAAGCAATTTTTTCCAAAGTATCTCCAGCTATAATTTTATTTTTAATAGATGCAAAATCACTTTTAGGTATTTTAGTATTAGCATCAACTTTTGCTTTTTTTGCAGCGGTTTGAAAATCTTTAGCGTCTTGTTCTGTTGCGTGAAAAGTATCAGGAGAATCTGATCTTGTATATCTCCAAGGTTTTTTAGGGTCTGTTGGATTTGCCATTTTTTTAATGGCAGGATCTATAGGACCTTTTTTAAGTAATTCTTTTGTAATCTTTTCTGTTTGTTCCAGCCAAGTATTTCTAACTGTTTTAGCTTTTGTTAACCCTTCTTTAGTAAATGGAAAATATTGTTTTTTACCGGGAACACCTGCTCTCGTTGCTCTTACAGCATATCCTTTTGTTCCGCTTGGATAGGTAAGTTCGTAAAGATAAGATTCACCTTCTATTTTTTTAAAAGTAGGTTGAGCTGGCATTATCTCCTCCTAGTGAACATTGAAGCGAGGCCACCTTCTGAATATCCTGTTCTTCCTCTGCCGGTTCTATTAGAAAAATTTGAATTAGTACCTGTGTTTTGAGAAGCAAAACCTCCTGAAGTTATACCGGCATTTGCATATACTTGTGGGTTTCTTGCCATTGCTCTAGCCGCCGTTGCAGCTTCTCTTGCTGCTTGCGCTTGTTCAGCTTCACGTTTATTTTGTGCTATTTTTTTATTTAAATTATTTATTTTATTTTGATAGGAAGTTGGGTTATTTTTCATTAATCTAGAAAACCTTTGAGGCATTGTTGTTACGTAACCTTCTAGTTTAGATAAATCTTTACCATACATTTTTCCTAAATCATTAGATCCAAAACCAGATACTAAGTTCTTACCAGCAAGTCTTCCACCTGTAATTTGACCTAAACCACTATTTGGATTTTTACCATACATACCTTGATCTTTCATAAAATCTACTTGACCTTGAAGTGTTGGATTATAATTAGAAGATCTAGGACTAAGAGGATTTCTAGTAGCTGCCATATTCATAAGTAGATTTCCCGGTGTGGGTAGGCCTCTAAAAAAATCCATTGCACTTGAACCCATAATCCCTTCTTTAGCTTTATTAAATTTTTCTCCTATAAATTCAACTGGAGCAGAATTCATTATACCATCTTTGATTCTTCCAGGGATGGCTGCAACATCTCTTAAATCATTAGCTATCTGACCTCTAATTGTGTAAGGACTTGTTAAACCATCAACTATTTGAGCTCCGTCATCTGCTTCTAAATCTCTTCCCATAACATTAGAACGATCTATAGTGGGTGCATTCATATTAGAATTATTTGGACCTACTTGACCCATACCGCTAAACCTGTTTGCTCTTTGTCTAGCATTCATAGAATCAATAATATCTCCTGTACTCATACCTGGAAAATCTCTTTCAAGATCAGTAAGTTCAGAAGCTTGTGCTGCGCCATAACCCATAGGGTTTCCTATCGCAGAAGCTGTTTGAATATTAGTTCCTGGAGCTTGATATCCTAATGTTTTTGCAAACACATCTTCAATAGTTGCTGTGTTAGGAGTTCCATAACTTCCATCATAATTTGCAGAAAAATCTTCTTTAGCATCAGCCATTGATTGAGGATCAAATCCTTCTCTAAAGCTAAATCCTCTAAACGCATCTGGAATTTCATTTATAGCTCCTAATCCATAAGCTAAAGAATCTCCTACAAAATTTCCAATTTTATTATTCATTGGACTTAAACTTTTACTTAATTCATTCATTGC